ACTGCTCCTGAGCCGACTGTTGCTGGACAGGTTCCTGTGTCAACTGGGGCTGGAGCGTATGCGTCATTATTAACAGCTAATAGTAGCTCATTTGGAAAGCTTTTACAGGTAGTCCAAGCTAGGTCAGCTGTGTCGAGTTATTTAGCCGGTGGAGCAACAGCAACTCAGATTATAGATACTGCAATTCCTGCTATTGAAATATCAGGCGGAGCATTTGTTCCTGTGTCGACAAAGTCTGGGTTTATGCTGGACGGAACTACATCTGGCTCAACAAAGGTACCTTTAGCAATTTCTTTTACTCCGATTAGTAGCAACAGCAAACTTAGGATTAAGTTGAGTATATGTATGATGAATTCAGGGGCCTCAATGATTGCTGCTGCTGTGTATAACTTAAATCCAACTAATGCAGTTGTTACATCTGGACAAATAGCATATTCTGGAACTGTTGGATCACCTACTGCTATTAATCCCATGACTGATCTAAATGCTGGGTCGGTTGTTGCAATTAAGACTACCTATGGTGGTAACTCAGAAGCGAATGTTTTTGAGTTTGAGTGGTTGGTTACGCCTACTTATGCGTATGGAACTACTCCTTATGCTGCTGGTACGAATATGACGCTTGTTGCTGCGGTGGGGTCTATTGGAGCTGATGCGATAAGTATTAACTCTACTGCCACTAATGCTGCTACTCCTCTTTTTGCTGCTGGTATTCTAGCATCTGTATTTTCTGTGGAAGAGATACTAGCCTAATACATCATGGCAACGTATAAACAAACATCATTCTCAGGAGGTTTAAATCTCCTGTTGGATGATACTCGTTTGCCGGTATCTCTGAAATACAAAGAAGGAGACTCTCCGTATGACATATCGTACAATCAGTACAGGATAGCATCCAACATTCGTACGCGGTTTGATGTGTGTACTCCTATAGAGTCATCCATCGTACAGACTGATTCTCCTTTAGGAATTAAACAGGCTATAGTGTCATTTGGTAATTATATCATCCTGTTTGTAGCAGGGGAATGCTACTACAAGTTATCTGGAACAACTGGATGGACTCCCATACTATCCTTCTCAATGTCAGTAACTGCACCGAGATATTGGACAGTTGCGGTACCTGTTACAACTACTAACTACGGAAGATTAGCTGTAACCACATCTGTGACTCCAACAATAGCTGGCGGAACAACTATTGGAGTTAATACTCCTATTGTTCAAACCCAATCTCAGGCGAATATCGTTGCGGGTACATATGGTACGTTGCCGGGATTGCTAGTGCAGGACGGAATCAACCAACCTAGATTCATCTATCTAGATGTTAATGGAAACCCTCAGTGCGCAACAACCCAAACATATAATCAATGGAATGCTGTATATGGAACAGCATCTAATAATTATGGACAGTTGTTAGTTGACCAACGTGAGTATGTTCCTATTGGAACGTTCATGGAGTTCTACAATGGAATACTATTCATCGTCGGACTAGATGGTACATCAATCTATCGGTCAGTTTCTGGTAGACCGTTAGACTTTGTAGTTAACGTCAACACTGATGGATCTAAAGGAGGAGATGCAACTACAACATCTTACTCTGTTGGTGTGTCAGGTATTACCGCAATGCGAGCTATGCCGGGTGGAGCACTATTTGTCGCAGCTGGTGGAGCTGGATGTTTCTTTGTAACTCTCAACCAAACCCCTAATGCACCTACTATCTTTGGTGAGTATACGTTTAACCGTCAGACGTTATTCACCTCCTCATGTATGTCAGAAAGAGGGATTATTGATATTGCTGGGGCACCAAATACTACCAACTCTGGTGATACAGTATTCATTGCTGTAGATGGACTACGGTCGTTTAACGCTATTCAACAGCTACAGAACGAAGGGCGCAATTCTGTTTTTTCGTCAACTGTTCAATCTTTGTTTACGAACATTCAACAGTCATCGAATCTATGTGCAGCAGTGAGTTTTGACAACTATGCAATATTCTCTGTACAGACTACTCTTGGGTATTGTTTAGTTGTGTACGATACAGTAAACAGCTGTTACTCATCCATTGATTTTGCACAGTTAGGTAACACAGGAGCCAAACAATTCGCAGCGATAACTATCAATCAGCTAGCATTGTATGCTATAACTACTGATGATAGAGTAGTTGAGTTGTTCGCATCTCCAACATCAACTGATGCTGCTGTGATACGTTTAGGCTCTGTATCTTCTCAAGACCCAAACAAAGAGCACAAAGTTACAAATTTCCGAGCGATATTCTCTAACATCACAGAAAGCTTTTATGTTACTGCATATCTCTTAACCAACAATCGTCTAGATCAGATTCTAACTAACCACATTAACTATGTTGCTCCTGTTACGCCATATGCGGGTCCACAGGTTGGAACAGATGTTGATACTGAAACCGAGAATGTTTTGTTTACGTTTACGCAGGCTAAGCAGGGATGGAAGTCATTTATTGTACTTACATGGACAGGAGGAGCCTCTTTGAACTCTACGTCTATCATGGCACAAGACGTTGCGGTTCCTATGCAGTCCGTCAATACCCAAGCAGTTGCGAACTTACCCACAACAACAGTTGAACTCTCACCTACATAATCATGGCACTTTCATACATAATCTCTCAGGTCGCTCGTAAGATGGGTCAGAATCCATCGGACTCTACTCAACGTGCAGTCTTGTTACAGTTTATTAACTCTGCTGCAAAAGAGCTGTATCATATGTCTGATATGGCTGGGTGTTACATGGAGCAGTGCTTTAAGATTAATGCTAACCAGACTATTGCTCTACCGGACTATGTTGGACAAGTTCGTGCTATGAGAGAACAATACTCTCGTACAGCTATTCAATTGTCTCAGCAGCGTCCGAGATATAATCAGGACAACTGGCCACAAGAGTTTCGTAACTGGAGGATTAAGGGATTGCAGACATTACAGACATCTCTGTCTAACCAGTCACAGGTAGTAATATCTGTTGCTGCTGTAGAAAATCCTCCGGTGGTAGTTAATATTGCTGGTCCGTCAGATGTGTCGGCTATGCAGAATGAAACGATTGTTATGTCGACAACTAGTGTTACATCAGTCAATAGTTATGACGATATAACTCTGTTCTCCAAAACTACCTCGAACAAATACAATGTCATCATGTCAGACATTGATGGGAACCAGATCTCATACATAGCTTGTGACAAATTGAAGGCACAGTTTCAGATTGTTGACATCTCTGGTATGCCATGGTTTCCACCTAATATCAATCCATTGCTCGGTTGGGTTGAAGTATTGTTTAAGGCTGCGCTACCATACCTATCCAATGATACAGATGAGTTTCCTGCGATTGGGTATGACGACGTTATAGTTACTAAGACACTACAGCTCTGGTACGAAGAACAGAATCAGATTGAGACAGCTACTGGGTACTATCAGAAAGCTCGTCAGATGTTGGCACAAATACATGAGGACGCGAATAGAGGAACAGATGATTGTGCGTCATTGTGTGAACACGGGCATGACATGATGAACCATAGAACTGGGTTCGGGAGAGATTGGAAATATGCATACCGAATCACTGGAAGATGACCCGCAATCTAACATTAGGTGACCTATTTCAGTTTGTCTTAACCCACAAGGGTATTAAGACATTTCGAGGATACTCAAACGATCATATCCTAATGATGTTAGCACGAGGAATAGAGAAAGGAACCCTATACTATTCCCTAGACGAACAACAGAATATCAACGGCATGATTCTTGCTACGAAACATGAGGACACAAAAATCCTATTCATTGATGAGAACCTCTCCATGACTAAGGCGAACCTAATCAAGTTCGCGAAACGAGCGAAGGAAGAATTTAAAGGTTACCATTTAGAATGGTACAAGAACGGCAAACACCAATTACCAAACACAGACAAAGTCTATGCGAAATTACTTACAGCATGAGTTAGAGTACATTGACGGACCAATCAAGAAACTAAACATAGAGTTGTCTACACGATTCTATTCTGGTGGTGCGTCATCTGGATCAACACAGTCATCTCAGTCGTCACAAGCTACTGGTGGCGGATTGTCTACGTCTACTGGACAGGCTCAGCTTAATCCATATCAGTTGTTGACAATGTATG